GGGGTCATCCTTGTGCCGGCGTTTGGCCGCCAGCTTGCGGATGATACGGGCCTCAGCGGCGAGGCTCGCGATTTTGACTTTCAGATAGATGTTCATGGTTAAACCCTACAGGTTTTGATTGTGGTTGGTGATGCTCTGAAGGGTGGTCACGGCGGGCCGGTGGACATCTACAGCATTGCTGCACTCCTTCATGGTTTGGGTGGCGCCCCTAGCGGGAATTGAACCCGCTCATCCGATTTTAGGGATCGGCGCCTCAACCTACGAGGCTCTAGGGGCAATTGCAAAGAAGGGGCCGCAGCCCCTTCCATTATTCGCTCTCGATCTCGCGGATGTAGCGCAGCACGGCCTCAGAGAAGCCATCCAGATGCGTCCATCCGTTGTTGTAGCCCACGCCATTGCGGTTGGAGGCGACGTTGATCATGTAGGCGCGCTTCGCCTTGGGGGCGGGCACGGGCATTCCAGTCTGCTCGTCGCTGATGACAATCAGCCGGTCATGCGTCTGGCCATTGGCCCAGTGCACCGCGCCGCCGAGATCGGTGCTGCCACCAGCGCCGCGCAGGATCACATCAACGCCGGCCATGCCGAGACGATGCGGGACCTCGCGGGTTTCGTGGTTGAACACCGCCACGCGGACATCGCCGTCGATCACGGAGGCCAGCGTTGCCGCTGCATCCTGCCGCTTGAGATCGGACTTGCCGGACAGCTGGGCATTCATGGAGCCAGACACGTCGACCAGAACGATGGTCTTGCCGGAGAAGGTGTTGCCCTTCACCGACGCGATCAGCGCCTCATCCAGCGCCCGCTCCAGCTGCGGCACAATGCGCGCAGCAGCGGTGTAGCGGAACGGGAAGACCAGATCGGCGCCCTTGCGGGCAACGATGGCGGCCTTGATCAGGTCCATGTCCACACCAGCCTCGGTCATGTTGCGCAGGTTGCGCAGCAGAGCGAGGTAGCCCAGCTTGCCCTCGTTGAGCAGGCGGGTGAAGGTCTCGCGCTTGTCCTTGCCGGCCGACAGCTCGGTCTCCCAAGTGTCAGGGATCGGCAGGGCGTTTTCGGCCAACTGCTTGAACAGCACTTCCTGCGCCTCACCCTCGGGCTTGGCGTGGGTCAGGAAGAGGATGTCGCGCAGCTTGACCGCACCGTCGCGGTTGTACTTGGCGAGGCCGTAGGCGTCGAAGCGCAGCAGGGCGCGGCCCAAGCCGATCTTCATCTGCTTGGTCAGCGGCTTGCCCGGATTGAATTTCCAGTACAGGGCCACCAGCTCGGTCAGGTCGTCGGCGCGCTTAACCGTGTTGGCGATGGTGTCGCCGGCCAGCTTGCCGCCGCGCTTGATCAGATCGAGCAGGAGCAGCAGCGGGGCATGGCGGAGGCCGAAGGTGCGGCGGGCCTCGATAGCCAGAGCTGCGACATCTTCAGGCTTGCACTGGGCCGCCGTGTCGATGATGCGCTTGGCGATCTCAATGCCATCCTCATAAAATTCGTTCTCCCACAGGAGGCACGAAAGCACCGACCGGCGCAGCTGCTGGATGGGGTTGATGTGGACCGCCTTGGCACCCTCGTGGGTGAAAATGGGCGGCGCCTTCTGCTTGATGTTGGTCTTCATTGGCATCTCCTTGCGTGAAGTGGCCGCCAGCTAAGTTTGGGCCTCGCTGGCGGCCTATCCTCTCGGATGGGGTGGTGAGAGGATGGAAGATCAGGCAGGGAAAAAGCGAACCCGGTAACGTAGCGCTCTATCCAGCTGAGCTACACACCGCTTGCGCGGCATGGGTGGACTTGAACCACCGACCTCTCACTCTCAAGGTGAAGTAACCGGCCTCTACGCCACTGCCTGACCATCTATCCTCTCGGAGGGGATGGGAGACCAATTGCTTGTGGGGGTTGCATGATGGACTTGCGGATCACCATGCGAACAAACAATTGGTCACCAATCCCCTCCGCACACCCCGAAGGAGATGCAGAGGTCGTGCGGGGAATGGGCGTTCGGGGTGCTGGATTTGAACCAGCTTAGCAACCGAAGTAACCCGAACAAACGCCACCGCACGATCTGTGCATCACACCGGGGAACATGCGATCTCGGTTAGCCCTTTCGGGCACTCATAGTTTCAGCATGAAGTAACCGAGGTCTTCCGCCACCGGGGTGACAGCGGTCATATGGCAGGGCGCCGCGACCGCGTCAATACGCACTGTGAGGAATTTTTCACAGCTTTGCTCACTCAGTCTTGGTGTAGGTCGTAACCCTTTGGAGACCAAGGCTTTCGAGCAAACTGGTCGGGGCACTGCGCGTCCCGACATAGACCTTGTTGACGGTCGACATGCTGAGCCCGTGCTGCTGCGCGATCTCCTTGCGGGAGCCGGCAGCGTCGATGTGCGCGCGGATCAGCTGGAGAGCTTCATCAGGGGTCAGCGTCTTGGTCATTTTTCCTTCACCGCGTCTTCGCGCTCGCCGGCCGTGAATGCCGACAGGGCGACATCGCCGGTCATGGCATAGTCCTTGGTGCCACGGAACACGGCTGCCGTGGCGGCCTCACTGCTCGCCTTGGCGTAGGACATGGTGTTGGCGGCGGCGACGTTGAGTGCGGACGCCTGCATCATGGCGTCGTGATCGGCGCCGAGGTAGATCACCAGCCAGCCCTTCTCCTTGCGGTCGCCGATGAGCTTGGAAATCTGCTCCTGCGTCCACTTGGTCGAGTTGTTCTCGTAGCCATCGGTGACGACCACGAAAGCGATGGTTTCGCCCTCGCGCCGCTCCTGCTTGTCGATCAGCGTGATGGTCTCGCCGATGGCGTCGCGCAGCGGGGTGCCGCCATAGGGCACGTAGTTGGCGCGGTCGACCTTGGGTGCGTTCTTCGGTTTGATGCCGGTGAACAGGTGTTCCAAGGCCAGTGACGCGGTCGCCGACAGCGCAATGAAGCCGCTGGCTGGATGTGGCGAGCGGCTATCGAACAGCGTCAGCGACACGCGCGAGCTGAGATCGGGGTCAGCCGCCATCTTGATGATGTAGCTGTTCACGGCGTCGCAGGTCTGCTGGTAGCCAGCATCCATGGAGCCTGACCTGTCGAGTAGAATGTGGGTATAGACGCGCTTCTTGGACATAAAATGTCTCCAGTTGTAGGAGACACCTTTGTGTCACTATCACACGTATGTGTCAAACGCCCGGCAGCAATTATTCCGGCTGGCGCGGCGCCATGAGTGCCGGGACCATCGGCGCAATGCGTTGTGGTCCGCCATCGGGAAGCGGCCCGACATATACTGGAATGACGTTATCCTGCGACTGGCTGAAAGCGAGGCCAATTACGTCACCATTGAGGATCGCGTTGATGACCTCTGGGTGCTGTTCCTGCTGCATGAGCCCGATCCTGAAGGACCAGACATCGCCATGGCAGGTCGCTGCGATCACCAGCGCCTCAACATCATAGAGACGGGAAACCTCGACACGCTCCACAGGTTTTCCACAGACCGCACAAAATACGCGCGGTCTGGGAGCTGGCCTGAAGGGGATGCCGAGGGTGCCCATTATTCGACGGGGATGCCGCGCTCGATGGTGGTGCTGACCTGCACGCCCTTGCGCGCGAATTCGCCCTCGCCAGCCTCAAAGAGCTGCCGTTCCTTCTGGATGACAGCGTCACGGGCGGCGGCACGCTCTTCGGCGCGAGCCTCACGGGTCAGCTCAATCGGCCGCTCCATGAGGATCATGCCATCGCGCTGCATCGGGAAGTTGGGGTAGCGGCTCTGCTCGACCGGCAGCCAGCCCTGATCGTAGAGGAAGGCATCATAGGCGGCGTCACCCTTGCCGAACGTGGTGGCGCGCTTCCATTCCCAGCTCTGGCCGGGCGGGATCATGCCGGCCGGCACAGAGAAGCGGTCGACGTTCGATCCGCCCTTGCGCTTGCGCTCGCGGACGGGCGGGCGGGCTGCTTCAGCCTGAGTGGCAGTCAGCACTTCGGCACCGGCACGGGGCGCGCGGGGCTTGCCCTTGGGCCACCCGCCCTTCTTCGGTGCGGCGGCGGGGGCGACGGTTTCGCCGGGATCAATGTCCATGCGGTCTTCGGTCATTTTGGGCTCCGATCAGTTGATGGCACCCTCACGCTTCAACGTGAGCATGTTCTGGAGATAGGTCGCGTTGCTGACGCCGCTGATGCGGGCAGCCTCGCGGTGGGCGGCAGACAGGTGGTAGTTGCCATTGCTGTCGACGGTGACGCCCGTGGGCAGGTTCATCTCGCGCTGCGAGGCGCCACGGCTGACAGGCGCTGCCGGGGTGCGGCGCTCGACGGCTGGCGCGGCGCGGCGCTCAGTGGTGGGCTCAGCTCGCTCAGCCTCGCGCAGACCGAGCTTGGTTTCGAGGAAGCCGAAATACTCGGGGGTTCCGGCATCCAGACCATCGCCAAGAGCGGCATAGTGGGCGCGCTCCAGCTTCTTGTTGAGCGCCGGATCGGTGACGTATTCGGCGTGATCTCGCACCCAGCGCTTCGCCTCGGGCTTCATGTTGCGGGTGTAGAGGTCGATGGGATCGGCGGAGGCGCGCTCCTTGGCTTCCTCAGACAGGCGCTCCAGCTCGTTCTTGCCCTCAGTCAGCCGGGTGAGCTTCAGGTTCACCTCGCTGAGCTTGTCGAGCAATTCCGTCTCGGCCTCGTAGTTGCCGGCCTGCTTGGCTTCGACGATCTGGCGCCGGATGTCAGCCTTGGCGGCGTTCTCGGCCTCCAGCGCACGGTCGACGACAGCGCGCTGCGTGGCCAGCAGATCGTCACCCTGCCGGCTGACGCGGGTCTGCGCTTCGGCGGCACGGCGTTCGGCGGCCTCAGCGCGGGCGTTGGCGGCGGCGAGCTGTTCGGCGAGGCTCTGGCTGCTCTCATCCTCGGCATTGCCCTTGGCGGGCTCGGCAGCGGCCTCGGCGATGGGGTCTGTCGCGGTATCGATCTCTTCATCCACGACGACCGGCAGCTCGTCATCGCGCTCGATGTCGTCGTTGGCCACTTTGATGGTCGGGGGTGCGGCGTTGGGTTTGCGGGCCATGGCAAGGTTCCTCAGTAAATGATGGAGGGATCAGGGACCGACATGCGGACGGCGACATCCTCGATCAGGCGGCAGTGATAGCCGGCGATGTCGAGGGGGAAGCCATCGGAAATGCGGTAAACGACCACGTCGCCCGGTTCGACATTCTGGCCGTGGAAATAGACGCCATTCTCGGGGGCGTCGACAAAGGCCGTGGGGCCTTTCTTGAGGACGAATGCGGCCTTGCCCTGCCAGCGATCCTCATCTCGGGTCTTGGGGGTCAGGATGATCCCGCCCTTGGTGGTCTCGGGTCGTATGTAGTTGGCGACCAGCACCTGATTGTTGCGCGGCTGGAGCTGCTGGAGCAGCGGGGTGCCGAGGCCATCAACGATAGCCTGATATGCGGATTGGTTTTTGTCGGGAGTGTCGGACACTGGGGCGCCTTAGCGTTCGTTGATCTTGCGGTAGGTCTCGTTCATCACCTCAAGCGCAGCGCTCACTCCTTGCACGAAGCCAGCGTTGCGCTCGGTGGTTTCTCGGACCAGCCTTTCTTTGCGCTCTTCGATCAACTGCGCAAGGGCGGCGCGCACTTCATCCGCAAATCTGTCAGAGATGATGACGCTCACAGACTTCTTCCTCGCCGTTATGCGCCGACCTTCTTGGCGTTCTTGCCGTACTTGTCGATCTTTTCCAGCCGGCCTTCACCCGAACCGGCGCCAGCCTTCATGTGCGGGACCTTGCCGCCATTCTTGCGGCCCATCATGGGCGGGGGCATCGCGGCGCCAGCACCGGGGCCGGGGCCGGGCATCGGCGGGGGCGGCGGGGGAACGGCCGGCATCGGCGGGGGAGCCATCGGGGGCTTCGGGCCACCACCGCCAGCGACGATCACGTTGACCGTGGTGCCATGCTTGACGCGCCCACCCTTCTTGTAGCCGGGGCGGTCGAGGCGGAGCTTCTTGGGGGCCTTGTCAGCCAGCGTGCGCTCATTGGCCTCTTCGCTCTCGTAGCCCTTAGCGCGCGACCCGGAGGCCATGCCCTGCGAGCCATCGGTTGCGGCGAGCACATGGCCCTCGCCCTCGTCTTCGCCCATCTCGGCGGTGCGGATTTTGAGCCCCATGCGGCCCAGCTTGTCATCGTAGGATTTGGAAACGGCGTCACGCAGGCTCATCAGAGTGCTCCGGGTTGAAGTGGGGCGACCATAGCACAGCCACCCCGCAGTGAGAATTAGCTCTTGGGTTTGGCCGGGCGCTTCGCGGCGGCTTTCGCCTTTGCCGCATCACCCTGCGCCTTGTGCTTGGCCTCTGTCACCCCGTGCGCGGCGACTTTCACACCATGCTCGGCGACCTTGACCGCGTCGGCCGACCGCTTGTTCTCCGATGCCAGCTCCTCGCGGGCCAGACCGGCTTTGACGGCCTCGACCTTCTCGTCCGACTGGTCTTCCATCATGGCCTGCTGGAAGCCGAGGCTGGCGATGTGGAGGCGGTTCTGGCGGTCGGCGGCCTGATCTTGGCTCTCGCGGGCCTGCATCTGCTCTTCATGGGCGAATTGGCGCGCTTCGCCGGCCTGCTTGAATTGCTCCAGCTGCATCTGGTGCTGGCGCTGCTGCGGGCGATCTTGCAGCTCCTGCATCTTGATCTGCATCTCGGGCGGGATGCCGGGCGGTGGGCCACCCTCGGGCACCAGCAGGTCGTCGAAGTCAGCGATCCTGATCATGGTGCCGACGCGCTTCAGCAGCTTCCGGGCATCCATGAGGCCGGGATAGGCTTTGTCGAGCTGGATGAGCGCCATGGCCTTCATCAGGCGGTGCATGTGGCTGGGCGTGTTCGGATCGGCCTGCGGCACCAGATCGGCACGCTGGAGGGCGGCAAGGAAGGTCTCTTCATCCCAGCTGCCGGCGTTCTCGCCCTTGTTGCGCACCGAGCGGATGAACGATCCGGGGTCTTCGCGGAAGCATTCCTTGAGCAGCTGGAATTCCTCGGCCTGCGCCGAATGCAGGCGCTTGTGGACGGCGCCCTCGACCTTGGTGGCCTGCTCGATCAGCGCCAGCGTGGTGCCGACCGGGGCATCCTGACGGCCTTCGGCAACCTCGATCTCGCTGGTGCCGCCGACGCGCTGGGCAGTCGTTTCGATCTGGGTGAGGAATTGGGCGAAGGCGGTCGACACATCCTTGTAGGGGATGGGCATGACGGCCTGACTGATCGGCATGCCATCGGTCTCGACCTGCGCCGAACCACCGGGCGGAATGCGCAGCTCATTGGTGTTCTGGCGGGCGCCGAGCTTGGCAATCAGGAAGCCGGGGAAGTTGGCGAACATGCCGGCGTCGAGCATTTCGCGCCACGCGGCAGTCAGGGCATTGGTCGTGTTGCCGAGGATGTGGACGAGCCCGATGTCGTAGAAGCCGAAGCCGGGGACATAGGGGAATTTCACAAAGCCGATGCGGGGCTGCTTGGTCTCGTCGCCTTCCTTCCAATTCCGGCGCACCTCAAGGACGGTCATGCTGTCCTTCTCGATGGCCACCCGGTAGGGCAGCATCAGGCCAGTCGGCTCGCCGCTCTCGTCCTTGTCGGGGAAGTCGCGCAGGTCCAGCTCGCAATAGACCTCGTAGATGGTGTGATCGCGATCCTCGGTCTGCTGCTTCAGCGGGTCAACGCCCTGCTGCGAGGCGATCTCGCGGTCCACCGGGTTGGGCACCACGCCGGCCGGGGTCGGGATCGGCACATTGCGGTAGGCTTTGAGGTACTGCATGCGCCGCAGCGTGCTCTGGCGCATGGTGATGACGTGGGTCAGGCGCCCGGCGTTGCGGATGTCGGTTGCCGCGTCCGAAATGATCAGGTCCTTGGCGTCCACGCTCTCGGAAACCGGCCGGCGACGGATCGGGCAATTATAGACCTTTTTGAAACCATCACCGCCCATGCCAGTCATCAGCAGCATGCGGTCAGTATCGGGATAGTATTCAGTCGCGATTGTGGTTAGGTAATAGTTGAGATCATCCTCAAGCTGCTCAGCGATCTCATCGCCCTGCCCATCCTCGCCGAGCTTGTTGGCGACCTTCACCGGGCCATCGGAAGGCAGCATCTCGCCGCGCGCATTGGCTTGGAAGCGCAGAACCGCCTCCAGCAGCATCGGGTGGCGGACGTTCGACATGCCCTCAAGGCTGGCGGTACTGTCGATGGAGGATCGCGGCTGCTCGATCTTGAGCGCCATGATGCGGATGCCTTGGGCGCGGGTGTCGAGCCATTCCCGGCGTGACTGCTCGTCGAATTGGATGTCCATGAGCAGCTTGTTGGCGACATTGGCCAGCTCGCTCTCGCTCATCAGCTCGGCCAGATTGTCGTTGAATTTGTTCGGCCGCCCCTCGCGCTCGCGGGCTTTGGGGTTGAAGTTGATGATCACCCCGCCATCGCCATCCTCGATCTCAATGGCGCCCGTGGCCGGGTCTATTTTGACCCCGTCCTCTTGGTCAGCCTCAAGGTGGACGGCAACATCCGGGTTGGGGGAAATCTGTTCTGGAGTGGGCGGGAGGCGCATTGCTGAGGGCATCAGCAAGCCTTCGGGGATGAAGGCGATGGGGCGGGCGTCTTTGGCCATGGCGGGCATCCGGGGCTGAATGAGCCTCACCGGTTTAGCCTAAAACGCCGGTTTTAGATAGTCAGGCCGCCCAGCTCTCACCGGGCGGCCTTGGAGCCAAATCAGACTGACTATCCAGTCTTACTTCAGGCCGTCCGGCCACGCAAACAGTTCGGAAAGGAAGGCGGCACGGCGTTCGGCGAGATCGAGGCGCTGCTTGAGCCCGATGATCTCCAGCCCGAGAGCGTCGACATCGCTCATGGTGGGGGCGGTGACCCAGCCAACCGCGCTGTTCTGCGGGGCAGGGGCGGGCGCTGGCGCCGGTTCGGGCTCAGGGGCGGGTGCTGGAGCCTCGGGAGCGGCAGCGGCCTCAGCGGCTGCGGCAATGGCCTCATCGGTGATCGGGGTAATCGGGGCGTCGTCGGTCATTTCATCCTCATGTCGGGTAGAGCGGGCGCGGTGGCGTCGGGTTGCGCATCAGGGCCTCGTGCATCTCAGCATCCACCTCATGGCCATGCTGAGCAAGGCCGATGTTGCGCAGATAGCGAAGCGCCTGTGTGGCGGTGTCCGTTATGTCATCGTGCGAGACCTTGGGGAAGTTGGCCATTTCGGATTTCACCATGTCTGCCCATTCGCGATCCGGCGCATAGACCATGTGATCGCTGAAGAGGTGCTGGACGGAATAGGCGCGGGCGACCTTGTCCTGATTGCCGGGATCGATGAGCTGGACGCCCCATGTGTCCTCGCGGTTGAGGCGCCTGATCTCCTGCGCCACGCTGATGCCGGATGCCTTGCTTTCGATCAGCAGCCGGTCGACGCGGAAGCGGTTGCAGGTGTACCGCACCCACTCCACCAAGCCCCAGCTGGCCTGCGCCCGTTTCATGTACTGGGCGTCAGTTTCCCAGTCCTCGCGCTCGACATCCGGCCCATGGAGCGGCAGGCGCTTCTTCCATGCGTTCATCAGGATGATCTTGCGCCGGCCGGAGCTGTTGAGGATCGTGCGCGGCACATCCGGGCGCGACACAATCGGCACCGGATCGGTGAACACGCCCCAGATCGTCAGGGCGCTGAAGTCGTTCTCGGTCTTTTCGGTGTAGGCGGTGTCGAGCGAGGCGACCACGTATTCGCAGGTCGGGAAGCGTTTGAAGATCGGGTTCTCAGGGTCCTCGGGATCACCCCAGAGCTGCCACCAGTCATACTGGAAAATGCCACCGCCGCGCGGCACCGGCATCTGCTGCATCTGGCCGGCGTAGGCATATGGCCCCATGGTCGATTTGTAGCTCTCGACCACCTTCTTGGGGAACCGGTCGGGGAACAGCAGCTCGCCGTCCTTGGTGCGCGGGTCCTCGAACAGGAATGAGCCGTCATCGCGGTAGGTGACGCAATGGCGGCTCGGGTCGTACTCCATCGGCAGGTTGAGGTGGGTGTAGCCGAGGTCGTTGGCCAGCGCGACGCCGGAGACATCCTCCTCGTGCAGGCGCTGCATGATGATGATGATCGCCGATTTCTCGGGGTCGTTGAGGCGGGTGGGGACGCTTTCGAGGAAGACGCGGATCGTGGTGTCGCGCTCGGTGTCGCTCTCAGCGCTTTCGGTCGAGTGCGGATCGTCGATGATCAGGCGGTCGGCGCGGCCGGCCGTCAGGGACTTGAAGGGGATGGCCTCGCGGAAGCCGTAGCGGGTGTTCTCGATCTTCATCTCACCCAGTTTGGTGAGGTTGACCTTGTCGCCCCAGCGCTCCTGATACCATTCCGAGGTGATCAGGTTGCGGGTGCGGGCGTTGTCGCGCTTGGCATAGCGCTCTGAGTAGCTGGTGCCGATGTAGCGCAGCCCCGGCCGGCCCAACGGCCCCCATTCCCACGCTGGGAAGAACACCGATGTCGACAGTGACTTGGATGTGCCGGGTGGCACGTTGATCAGCAGGCGGGTGATCTGGCCTTTGCTGACGGCCTCCAGATGCTCGCAGATGGCATCCATGTGCCAGCCGTGCTTGTAGGGCGTCGAGGGCTCGATCTGGCTCCAGCCGCGCTTGATGAAGCTGGAGAGGCTGCCCCGGCACTCGATCCGGTCGAGGTCACGTATGGTGCCGCGCGTGTCGCGCAGCAGCTCGCTCAGCTGGGTGTTGGTCAGGCTCTGCATGGGCGGATTGATGCCATGCAGAGCCTGCGGTTGTCACTCTCCCTTGCGTATGGCTGCGGCGATCTCGCGGAGTGAAGCCGCGATAGCCAGCAGCCGCCCCTTCGTGTTGGTATTGTCCGTCAACCCAGCGGCTTCACTATGCCAGTCTGCTTTCGTATCGAGCTTCTTCGCCGCGCTCTCCCCTCCCCGCTGTTCGGCGGCGAGGAGGGCGGCGGCGGTGTATAGGGGCTGAGCTTCCCAGTTGCGCGTATTGCCCATTCGGGCCGGGTCGTAGTCGGTTAGCTTCCATGTATGCCCCGGCATTTCGCGCGTCCGCCACGCCACCGGCTCCGGTTCACTGGCCATTGGGGGTGTCTCCCATCAGCTTCTTAGCCAGCATGTAGGCGGCAAACTTGAGCACTGCCTTGCCCGGCTCACGATAGCGGTGCTCATGCAGTGGCGCCGCGTCGTCCAGCCATTCGGACAGGATATGCGCCGCGTAAGCGATCTCTTCTTCGGAGGGGTCGGGCATCGCCTCCATACCGCGACGTTTGCGCTGGCGTTCTTCCCAAGCTTCCATCGCAGGGTCAGCCATTGTCCTTCTCCTTGAGTTCATTGAACAGGGTGTTGGCGGTTGCACGAATGTCGGCGGCGACCTTACTTGCCCTCCCGTGCATGAAGGCAGCGGCATTGAGGGCCGTAAACCCTTTGAATGCCCGATCAGCTTGTTCGGCGCCGTCATCTGCAACGTGGATTATCGCGGCCAGCACCTTGCGCGTTCTGGCGGTGAGGGTGGTGAGTTTGGCGCGTTCCTCTGCCAGTTCGATTTCGCAGCCGATTGCGATGTTCTCACCGGCTTTCCGCTCCATCTGGACAAGATCGGCGTACTGCTTCTGCGCATCATCCCGCTCCCGCGTCAGCCTCTCGACCTCGCTGCGGAGACGGGTAAGGTCCGATACCGCCTCTGCGATCAGATCGGCTTCGACAAGTTGGCACTTCCCACACTTGCAGTTGCCGATGTACTTCAGCTTCAGCTTTTCGTTCAACCTCTCGACCAGATCACTCATGGATGGGTCAGTTTCCATTTGCATTCTTTTTCCCCCAATAAGCGGCCTTGATTTGCGCTGAGGTCATTTTGACAGGTGGCATCGCGTTTGCTTTTTCGACCGCGCGAGCCAGTCTCTCAGGGTCAATGTAGATTTTGATTTTCTTGCTAGTCGGTATGGATGGGCTCCAGTGCTGATAGGATGGCGTTCTCGTAGTGCTGCTGGGCGGCGGCTTTGGCGGCTTC